GCATGAATTCCGTGAAACACTAGATGATGACCCAGCTAATGGTGATTTAAGACCCGGTGACGAATCAGGTGATACGATACCAGGAATTAAAATTATATTTGATGGTTATGGTGAGAATGATGATGGAACAGCTGACACCGATAACGAATCTTATGCGGTATTCGTTCACCAAGATTCATTAGAATTAACTGAATTCCCACCACACGAGCAAACACCTTGGGCTTTGGTTCATAGACCAAAAGAAGAAGTTTGTATTTACTGTTGGTATGATGCTAATACGGGTGAAGTGGATGTTATTCCATTTGAAGATAACAATAGTACCGAATTAGACCATGATTATATCGCAACTCTCATTTTTGAATTAGATAAGAAATGGTTTGGTGATAGTGAACATAATTTAGAAGAACATGATTCAGATGATCCAATTACCAAATTAATAGATGATGATGGTTGGCCTTTTCCAACATCGGATGATTAATTGCCTCACTTTTAGAAAACTTTGTAGTATAATGGTTACACTATGATTATATTTGACTTTAACCAGGTTGCGATTAGTAACCTAATGGAACAAATCGGGTCGTCAAAGACACCGGTAGATGAATCATTGGTTCGCCACATGATTCTTAATACAATACGAACTTATGTGAAAAAGTTTAAAGATACCTATGGACCAGAAGTTATTATTGCCTGCGATAATAAGAAATATTGGCGCCGTGAAGTTTTTCCACATTATAAAGCTGGCCGTAAAAAAGCTCGTGAATCTTCTGGCCATGATTGGCCAATTATCTTTGATTGCCTAAACAAAATAAGAGATGAATTAAAAAAACACTCACCATACAAAGTGCTTGATGTTGATGCTTGTGAAGCTGATGATATTATTGGAGTGTTAGCTGCTAAATTTTCATCTACACAAAAAATTATGATTCTTTCAAGCGATAAAGACTTTGCTCAATTACAAAGATATCCTAATGTTGAACAATTCTCACCTATCTTAAAAAAAACTATCAAAGAACCTTTACCTTTGGTTCAATTGAAACAGCTTATTATTCGTGGTGATAAGAGTGATGGTATTCCGAATATTCTTACTCAAGATAATGTGTTTGTGGATGGCGGCCGTCAGAGGCCAATTACCGAAGTAAAGATTATTACTTGGTTAAATCAACCACCTAAAGAATTCTGTAATGAAGAAATGTTACGCAATTATGCTCGTAATGAGATGTTGATTGACCTAACAAAAATACCAGAAACTCTTAAAGAAACAATAATACATAGTTATGAAGAAGCTAAAGGTCACACTAAGCAAGAATTTATGAATTACATGATAGCGAACCGTCTAAAGAACCTACTTGAGGTAATTGACGAATTTTAAGGATGAACAATGAGTGCTGAAAAATTATATTCTGAAATATTAGAAGAATATCAAACACTAACCGACAAAAAAGACCAAATTGCTTTATTAAGAAAACACGACCACAAAAGGTTTCGTGATTTTCTACAATTAGCTTTTGATAAAAATATCAAATTTGATGTTGAGATTCCTGAATATAGACCAGCTATTGAACCTGCCGGTTTAAACTTCACCTATTTGGACCTTGAAATGAGTAAGATGTATCGTTTTGTTGTAGGACATCCAAATAGACCTACAGAATTAACACCAGAAAAACAACAGAAATTATTACTTGTTGTTTTGGAATCACTTCACAAAGATGAAGCTGCATTACTGGTAAATCTATTGAAGAAAGATTTGGGCGTACCATCGCTCACAAAGAAACTCGTTTCAGAAGCATTTCCTAATTTAGATTTAGGTTAATATGAAAGTAGCTGTTGTTATCCCAACAATTGGTGCTCAACATTTAGAACAATGTATTGATAGTGTATTAAATCAAACACACAAAGATACGGTTATCTATTTGTTTAAAGATGGATTGGATGTTAAGATACCATCTTTCGTAAATAACATACCAAACATTAAGCAAATACACCTAGATGAAAATGTAGGTAAAGGTTGGTATGGCCATCGTGTTTATGCAGCTTGTTCCTTTTTAGTTAATGCTGATATTATATGTTATCTTGATGAAGATAATTTTTATGAGCCAGAACATGTTCAAAATCTAGTAGAGACCATTTCAAAGGGAAATAGTTGGGCATATTCATTAAGAAATATTGTGGATAAGAATGGTGAATTTAATTGTACCGATGATTGTGAATCTCTTGGTAAATGGCCTGTATATTTTAACAACGAAATATTTCATATTGACACTTCATGCTTTGCTGTTCGCCGTGATGTTGCTGTTCAAATTGGACACGCATGGTATGGCCAATGGGGTGCTGACCGCCAATTTTTTGGTGCGATAAAGAAACATTACCCTAAATTTGATTGCACAAATGCTTATACAGTAAATTATAGGCTTGATGGTAATGAAAATTCAGTCACAAAAGATTTCTTTGAACAAGGTAACAAAGAAACTCGCGCTAAATATGGTGATAAGTATCCTTGGTTAGATAAAAAAGAATTGATGCAAGTAGCTCCCGGTGTTTCAATTATTATGAAAGAAGCTTAGATGAAAACAGTTTTAATTACAGGTGCGGCTGGATATCTTGGTTCACATTTAGCAAAAACATTCAAACAGGCTGGGTGGAAAGTTGTTGGATTTGGCCATAAACGCCACACCATGAATCAGTATATTGATGTTATGCACTATGGTGATATTCGTGACCGTGAGTTATTAGAATCATTATTTCAACATATCAAATTTGATTTGGTTGTTCACACAGCCGCAAGAATTGAAGCTGGCATTTCAGTTAATGAACCTACAGAATTTTATGATGTAAATGTTGGTGGTACAACAAACTTATTAAATGTAATGACACACCACGATGTTAAACACATTATATTTTGTTCAACAGCTGCCGTATATAAAACACAGGATAGACCAATTACTGAAGATGATGAGATTGCAAACAATTCACCTTATGGGTTTAGTAAATACTTAGCTGAAGAAGCGGTTAAAGCTTCAAAACTTAATTATGTTATTTTCCGATTCTTTAATTTGACAGGTGCGGATCCAGAAGGTGAATTCGGAGAAGCTCATGAACCAGAAACACATTTGATTCCAAAATTAATTTTAGATATGGATAATATTGAGGTTAATGGAACAGATTATGCTACAAAAGATGGCACCTGTGTGCGTGATTATGTTCACGTTACTGATATTGCTGAGGCTCACCTCAATGCGGTTGAATATTTGGCCAAAGGCGGTAAATCAGATACATTTAATCTAGGAACCGGACAAGGGCATACCATTTTAGAAATTATTAAAGAACTTGAATTGGTTGCTAATAGAAAAATTAAATATAAATCAAATCCTAGGCGAGAAGGTGATGCTACAAGTTTAATTGCAGATACTAAAAAAGCCACTATTATTTTAAAATATACACCGAAGTATGATATAACCTCAATTCTAAACACAGCATATGAATGGCACAACCATGGTTAAAAGAGTAAATCCAATTAATATTGAAGAAAAGATAGATTCTGGACTATTACAGAATAGCACAAACTTTTTGGTCGGTGAGATTGATTATGAATCTACCAAAAAAATTATTAAATGGATTGTTTATGAAAATACTCTTAGCACAAAAACACCATTAACACTTTATGTCAATTCACACGGCGGTTCTCTATTAGATGCTTTTGCCTTAATTGAAATAATGAAGAAATCAAAACGAAAGATACGAACTATTGGTATTGGTTCGGTCATGTCGGCTGGTTTTTTAATTTTTGTTTCTGGTAGCAAAGGTGAAAGATATATTACCAAAACATCAAGTATATTATGCCATCAATTATCAACAGAAATTGAAGGTAAACACCACGACATTAATTCTTATTATAAAGAATCTGAAAGAAATGGTCAAAATATGGTTGATATTTTATCTGAAGCTTGTGACCTTGATAAAAACGAGATTAAGAAAATGTTACTGCCACCAACCGATGTGTGGTTAACCGCCAATGAAATGATTCAATTTAAACTAGCTGATAAATTATATGAGGAACTAAAATGACATATCAAGCAGAATTAAAGAAAAGAATTGCTGAACTTGAAGCTAAGATTACAATCGCTGAGGTTGATAAATCCGAACTTGAAAGAGAACTCCAACGCCTAAAAATTGCAGAATTTGAAGAAGAATTGCAAGAAGAAGGCAAGCAATCCCTACTCAAAGGATAATATCCCTTTAAAATCAAGAGCTTAGAAGCCCTTGACAAAATGACATTTTTGTGTTAGCATGGACACATGATAAAAATGCCAAGTATTAATTCAGTAGTAGAGGTGACGACCCGTTACCGAACCAATACGTTTTTTGCCGATAAAGACGGCTATCAATATATTAAAACCAAAGGCAAGGTCATCGTAGCGCCCAAAGGCTCTTCGGCTGATTCTTTCGCCATTCAATCCAATCGCTTGGCCGTTATTAACCTCGGTAAGGTAATAGATATCAAATTCCTATCAGGTGATTCCGTTGACATCCAATCTTATATCGTAAAAGGTAAAGGTGGTCAATATCAAGTTATCCGTAACGGCCAAGAGTATTCCTGTACCTGTATAGGATTCAAATACCATTCAAAATGCAAGCACATCACCGAAATAAAAGAATCCCTTTAAAATCAATGACTTAGCGCTAAGCTCTTGATTTATAACGAAAAAATAGCTCTTGACTTTATGGCAAACCTGTGATATAATGGTTGTATAAATTGAGAAGGAAAGATTATGTTATTATTAAACAAAAAAGTTAAACAGCCATTACCAGTCACAAAATTTGAGATTTTGGACATTATTGGCACTATCAAAAATCTACCCCCCGATAATTATGAGTTTTTTATTGGTGCTTTGGTCAATGATTATCCAGAGCTTGCCGATAATTTGCAATTTGCAATTAATTCAACATTCCAGGAGAAAAAATAATGATTAGATTTATTTTTGGTTTTTTTCTTATTTTTGGTGTGGTCGGTGGTATTGAAAACACCGAAAATATGACACCCGAAAAATCCATTATATTTGCATTAGCTACAATTTTAGCTCTGATAAGCATGTATTATGGATCTAAAAAAATGAGTGAATAATAATTGATAATCTATACCAATCAATCTTTCAAGAGGAAGAAACGAAAACCTAATGCCAAGCAACGAGCCTCACAGGCATCTTGGCAAGCTCTCCTTGATAGATGGGACATCAAACCGGTTGACATGAAGAAGTCCAAGACCGTTGTGGTTAAAGACACTCCATATCGCAGGGAAACGCTCCAATACCCGTCCCTTAATTCGGACAAAGGCAATACCTTTAAACCTAAAGACAAGGTTTATACAGGTACGGCTGTGCTCGGGATAGGTACTCTCCACAAGTCCAATGCGGTTCCAGTATTCAGTAAGGAAGACGCTGAGGATCAAGCAAAGATGAGAAGATAAAATGCCCTTAATAATCAAGAGCTTAGCAAAGCCCTTTATAATCAAGAGCTTAGCGAAAAAGTGCTAAAATAGTGAAAATAATGCTTGACTTTTCGGCAAACCTGTGATATAATGGTTACATAGAATTGAAAAGGACACAAAATATTATGAAATTATTATCAACAGGCAATCCAAAAATCTTAAAAGGTATAAAAGAAGGTTATAACACTTATATTTTACACCTCGCACCAGCTGATTTATCAGGTTATAATACATGCCCAAAAGCTACTGTCGGTTGTAAGGCTGCTTGCCTTAATACCGCTGGTCGTGGTGGCATGTTTAAAAAAGGTGAAAATACCAATATGATTCAAGAGGCTCGTATCCGAAAGACAAAAATGTTTTTTGAGAATCGTACCGAATTTATGAACCAATTGGTTAAAGACATTGAATTGGCTATCAAGCAATCTGCTAAAAAAGACTTGATTCCAGTATTCCGTTTAAACGGCACCTCTGATTTAAGTTTTGAAAAGTATGAGGTTGTCCGTAAAGGTGTTTTATATCGCAATATTTTTGCCGCCTTTCCAGAAACCCAATTTTATGACTACACCAAGGTGCTTGGTCGTAAGGTGACTGAAATTAAGAATTATCAATTAACCTTTTCGGCTGCTGATGGAAACGATAATGATGTTACCAAAGCAATTCAACAAGGTTATAACATCGCTACAGTTTTTGGTATTAAAAAAACATTACCAATGCCTGCCGAATATCTTGGCAGACCAGTTTTTAATGGCGATGATTCAGATTTACGCTTCTTGGATCCAAAAGGTGTTATCGTTGGTTTATATGCCAAAGGTAGAGCTAAAAAAGATACAAGTGGTTTTGTGAAATATCCAGTTTTTATGTTAAAAGCTGCTTAAGAAAAGGAGTATTATATTATGGGAACACGAAGTTTAACCTATGTGTATGGCGGTGACCGAGAAACCAAACCTTTGGTTTGTATGTATCGCCAATTTGATGGATATCCATCAGGTCATGGCCAAGAACTTATTGACTTTTTGAAGCCAATTAGATTGGTAAATGGTTTAGGTGCTAATGAGAAATCAAAAGTAGCGAATGGTATGGGTTGCCTTGCAGCTCAATTAATCGCTAACTTTAAAACCGAACCTGGCCAATTTTACTTATATGAACCAGATTTGGAACAAGATTCTGGCCAAGAGTATGAGTACCATATTTTTAACCATGGAATTGATGTGAAAGATTATTATGGCAAAACCATATTTTCGGGCGACTATGAAGAATTTGATAGTTTCTGTAAAGAAGAATAGCGGCAAACTTGGCAATCCGCTCTTGACAAATTTGCCAAACTGTGTTATAATGGACATTCAATAATAAAAAAGGAGTTTTATATTATGAGTAAAGCAACAAAAACAAAAACAATGAAATTGAAGCCGTTTCAAAAGCTTCTAACCCTTATGATTTCTGGTAAGCCAGTTACGATTGAAGAAATTGATACCTTGCTTGGCAAAGAAATTTACATGTACCGTCTTTCAACCTATATTTGGCACATTAAAACTGTAGCTAATGGTGTGGTTAGAGCTATTAAGACAGGTCGTAAAGTGACCGCCTATCAATTAGTGAATGTAGACCAAGTTAAGGACTATATGACACGAGTTGGTGTTACTGGCTCTGGTTTTACACCAGGCGCTATTGTTAAAAAACAATCAATCTCAAAGTTAGCTGATTTGAATTCAAAACCAGTTAGCCAAGTGGTTGCAGACCAACCTATAGCACAAGCTGCTTAACTATCATAGGGAACTTAGCCCAAACCAAGATATTGGTCATGGGCTAGTTTTAAACACCCGTAATGGTGCCCTACCCCTATTTTTATGAATATATTTTATTTACATAACGACCCTAAACAATGTGCTCAAGAACACCTTGATAAGCATGTTGTTAAAATGATTATTGAGTATGCTCAATTGATGTCAACCGCTCATCGTGTGCTTGACGGTCAAAGTTATATAGATAAAACGGCTAACAACCGAAATATTAAACGATGGCGTCTTGATGATGCCAATCGTGAAACAAGATTGATGAAGGCCTCTCATATGAACCACCCAAGTGGTATATGGGTTCGTGCCAATCTAAAGAACTACATGTGGCTGTTTGAAATGTGGCTGTATCTCCTAGAAGAATACACTTTTCGCTATGGCAAACAGCACGCATGTAGCCGATTAAAGGATGTATTGAATTCACCACCAAATAATATAACGAGTGGTGAATTTTATCCTCCAACACCGGCTATGCCAGATGAATGTAAAATTGCCAATGATTCGTTAGCATCTTACCATAAATACTATGTTGAAAGAAAGAGCCATTTCGCAAAATGGACTAAACGAGATATACCTACATGGTATAAAAATGGATTAAATAATGCCAACCTATCTTTTTCGTGATACGAATACTGGTGAAATACATGAAAGGCTTATGAGTATGGCGGCTCGTGAGGATTATCTTCAAGAAAATCCACACATGGTCACCATTATTCAAGCACCTATGTTGGTATCAGGAGTTTCTACTTCTAATGCTAAACAAAACAAAGTACCTGATGGTTTTAAAGAAGTGTTATCTAAAGTAGCAGAGGCTCATCCTACGAGCACCTTTGCTGATAGATACGGTAAAAAATCCATTAAAGATGTAAAGACAAGACAAATCGTCAAGAAACATGTTGACAAAATAACAAAAGGAAACAAATGATGAAAAAAACATTATTAGTAATTGCTTTACTATCAGCATGGAATGTTCAAGCTGCAGATAAAGAAAATGTAGCACATATTCAATTGATACATCGTGATACTGTTGGTGATAACAAAAATGATCCTAATCGTAACGGTATTAATGTCACACAGGTTCATAAACTAGCAAACAATTTTAATATAGATGTGAATGGTCAATATCGTGACCAAAATGGTTACGATAAAAATACATCAACAAGGTTTGAATTCGGCGCTACACCGCATAATGATTTCTTTTATATGAGAACAGCCTTAGGCGTTAAGTCACAAGATGACAGTCATTTATATTATTCATTAGAACCTGGTTTAAAATGGAAATTATCTGACAAGGTAATATTCAAAACTGGATACCGTTATCGTGATTCATTTAATAATAATAAAAATGACATGACACATACCGCTCGCATCGGTGCGGAATATGCTTTAACTGATACACAAAGCATTACAGCGGGCTATGACCGGGCATTTGGTGATAGTGAATTCAATGGACTTTCAGCGGGTTACGCTATTAAGTTTTAATTTTTAGAAAGTTACATTATGTTTAATTATGTGAAGTTACCTGAGCTGGACTTTGAGCTTAAATCAGAAACAACAAATAAGGGCAGAACCTATGTTACGCCTAATGGAGATGTTTATCCATCCGTAACAACGGTTCTGTCACCTTATTCAAAAGAGGCTATTCTTTCATGGCGTAAAAGAGTTGGTGAAGAAGTAGCTAATAAAATATCCACACAAGCATCAAGTCGTGGTACCAAACTACATTCGGTATGTGAAAGTTATTTGCTCAATGAAATAGAAAAAGAGCAAATGCAAATGATTATGCCGGATACAAAAGAATTATTCTTTAAGATTAAATCCCATTTAGATACAAATATTGGTACAATTTATTCAATTGAGCGTCCTTTATTTTCAGATAAATTAAAGATTGCAGGCAAAGCTGATTGTATTGCCGAATGGAATGGCGAATTATCAGTCATTGATTTTAAAACATCTTCAAAAGAAAAGAATGAGGATTGGATTCAAAACTATTTTATGCAAACAACAGCCTATGCTGAAATGTTTGAAGAAATGACCGGTAAAGTTGTTAATCAAATTGTTTTGGTGTTTGCTTTAGTTGAAGGTGGTTCTCAAATTGTGATTAAACAAAAACACGATTACATAAAACCATTGAATGAATATATTGATTATTATTGGTCAGGCATTAATGAAGAATATGCTTGACATTATTGATTGATTCTGTTAGAATTACATTATGGAATCTTTAATTAAATTAAGTTTTTTAGGATTAGCCTTTTTAGGACTTATATTATTTTTTTTAGGTGAAGTTATTGGTATGATTATTAAATATGTTGGTTTAATTTTAGCTATCGTTTTTGCAATTGTATTTTTGGTCATGGTGTGTTTCTAATATGGCTAAACATTCAAATGGTGGCAAAGGTTCTAAACCTAGGCCGTTTAGTATAAGTCAGGAAGAGTTTGATAGTAATTGGGATAATATCTTTAAAAAAGATAGATCCAAAGATAAAAATATACTAAATAAAGATAATAACCAAACACACACATCGGTTATTAACACAAACACAAACACACAGGAGAAGTAAATGTCAAATATGACACCGTTTGAAATTCGCCTTGAATTATTAAAAATGGCAAAAGAAATGCTTGAAGAGGATTACCGAAGCAAGCGAGAACAAATCAGTAATGATTGGTCAGTCAAAGTTGAAGTAGCAAAACTCAATGGCGGATCAATACCAGACCATCCAGGTTTCCCAACATATCCATCAGAAAAAGATATTATAACCAAAGCACAAGAACTTAATGGCTTTGTTTCTAATATAGATTCTAAACCGACAGTAACAACGAAAAAAGCTAGCTCAACCGTATAGCCAAAGGCGTTTTATAGCCCTTAACTAAAAGGAGATACTATGCAGAGAACTTATACACTCAGCACATCAACAATAGTAATTGCAACATTTATATCAGTATTAATAGTTTTAGGATTTAGTAGTGTAATGGCAACTCAAATAAATCCAATGCCAGTTAAAATTAGTTATAACGATTTATCACCAAAAGCAAAACAACAAGTAGAATGCTTAGCACAGAATATCTACTTTGAATCAGGACACGAATCAAAAAAAGGCCAAATTGCCGTAGGCATGGTCACCATGAACCGTGTTAAAAGCGGAATATTTCCCAATACAATCTGTGGTGTAGTTAAACAAAAAACACAATCAACTTGCCAATTTTCTTGGATATGTGAAGGCAAATTTGATGTTAAATCCTTGACACACTTCAATCATTCGTTGTATAATAGTGTTCGTGAGTTAGCTGTATATGTTTATGCCAATCACGATAAGATAGAAGACCCAAGCCGTGGTGCTTTATTTTATCATGCAGATTATGTCAATCCAAAATGGAGAAATGTGACCTATCTAACACAAATTGGTCGGCATAAATTTTATGATAAAAAGGAATCAAAATAATGACACAAGTAAAAGAAGCCGTTAAAGTAAGTGCAATCTTTTTTGTTTGTTTAACAATTGTTTTATTATCAATCACTGGTGGTGTTGCGTATTATTACGCTCATGACCGATTATTGATGTCAAAGAATGTTTCAGAAGCCATTGAAAAGGGAATTGATCCATTATCAGTAAGATGTTCTTATGCTTCACACTCTGACACCGTTTGTGTTGCATATGCGTATTCAAAACAAGGCAAAACATCAGCTTCCGACCAACCTATATCAATTAAGAAATAATATGCCAACAAAAGAAGAAATGAATAAGTTTTCCCGTGCTATTGATAGTTTAGTAGCAAACACAGATTATAATTACATAGAAGCTATCGTAGAACATTGTAAGAAAACAGGATTAGAAATTGAAGTGGCCGCAACACTCATCAATGCAAATCTTAAATCAAAGATTGAGATGAATGCTATGGACAACAATTTACTTAAAGAAAAAAGCTCACGCTTACCAATATGAGTTTCGTTGCTATCTCATAAGATTTTCAAAATAGCAAATTAACTTAAAGGAGTATAACATGCCTAAAGTCACTTTAGATGTTAATTTATTAGCTAATGTAGCGCTTGCTGTATTAGTAGTTGAGTTAGTTGGCAAAATCACCGGTTGGTGGTAGTATAAAAGAGTTGGGAGAACTCTACAAAACTCCCACTTTATTATGATGAGAAATTATGACTGGTTATGAAACTTTTGCAATATTCCAAGCTCTAAAGCTTCATTTCACCAAAGAGGCTTACGACTTCTTTAAGTATAACGGCAAAACATCCGTAACCATAACTTCATTTGAAAATCGTAAAGATAAGTATCACTTCTATAAATTATCACGCAAGTTTAATACAAAAGAAGAACTAATTGACTTCATTGTATTTAATTTGATTGAAGATGAGAATTTATGGATTGGTAATCTTTTAGGAGGAGAGGCTGATACACGATACCTTAAACACAAAAAGTATCATCAGGCTGTATCCTATATGTTCAAAGAAGATTGTCAAAAAATCTTTGAAGGGTTAGATAACCCAAATGCACTATTGATAACCAATGGTGATTACCCGATTCTTTTGACCAAATCATTACAAAAAGAAATTGAGATTGAGTCCTTATGTATTTTAAATATGTTACTCAACTTCTTTCCGATGTGGTCAAAGAATATATCGGATACTATCCGATGGCCCGAATACCGTAAAACTGTGCTTAAGTATACCGCATTTATGCCTCAAGATAGTGTAAGATATAGGTTAATTCTGAAAGAAGTATTAAATCAGAAGACTAAATAAGATATATTATGGTAGTTTGTGGATAAAACGAAATACAATTATACAATAACATACATTTACATACGAAAGGTAATACAATGAGCAACTTTGAATCACTCAAACGCAATCGTTCTAGTTTAGAAAAATTAACAAAAGCGATTGAAGCAACAACCCAATCAACAACCGAATCCGGTTCACGAGAAGACACCCGTTTATGGCAACCCACAGTAGATAAAGCTGGTAATGGCATGGCTATTATCCGTTTTCTACCGGCACCAGCTGTAGATGGTGAAGACGCATTACCATGGGTAAGAGTTTTCTCTCATGGCTTCCAAGGTCCAGGCGGTTGGTATATTGAGAACTCTCTCACAACACTTAACCAAAAAGATCCAGTTTCAGAGTATAATTCAACTCTATGGAATTCTGGCATTGAAGCAAATAAAGAAATCGCTCGTAAGCAAAAACGAAGATTAAATTATGTAGCGAATGTCTATGTGGTTTCTGACCCAAGCAATCCTGAAAATGAAGGCCAAATTAGAATTTATAAATTTGGTAAGAAAATCTTTGACAAGATTACTGAAGCGATGAATCCAGAATTCGCAGACGAAACTCCAGTTAACCCATTTGATATGTGGGAAGGTGCAAACTTTAAATTGAAGATTCGTAATGTTGAAGGCTATCGTAACTATGATAAATCAGAATTTGCTGATAAATCAGCATTACTTGATGGCGATGATGCAAAACTTGAAACTTTATGGAAACAAGAACATTCATTAAAAGAATTCTTGGATCCAAAACACTTCAAACCTTATGAAGCATTAAAAGCACGATTAGATAAAGTATTAGGTTTTGAAGGTGAAGTAGCACCAAGAACTAAAGCTGAAGATGTTGTCGTTGAAAACTTTAACGATTCAGCATTAAATGAAATTGATGCTAAGATTGCTTCTGGCGGTGACGATGATTTAGATTATTTTAAATCATTAGCTGGTCAAGAGTAATACTATCTTTGAACGAAGAATACCCGCTTAGGCGGGTATTTTTTTATGCGTATTGGCGACCCGCTAATGTGTTAATCATATCGCCATCATAAGCAGAAGCTGACCTGCCTTTTTGATTTCCGCCAGATGATGCTACATTTGTTTTTTGTGAATTATCTATATTAACATTACCTTTGCCAGATGTTGAATTTCTAGCACCATCTTGAGCATTTATAGATGCTGATGCAACCATAGGTCCTGAAGATGGCGAAGCTGACGCTAAAGTTGTTGATTTCTGTGTAGTTGTTCCGAGAGCATAATAAGTAGAAGCTGAAGTTCCGTAAGCATCACTTCCTGATTTTCCTTGCGATAAATCTCTGGCTCCGCCAGGACCTAATAAGTGAGCTGATGCTAAATATCCTCCAACCTCTTCAGCAGAACTATCTTTATTTAAAACTTTTAATCTTTCCAATGCTTTTCTATTCTGCATTGTATATTTTTTCATTGTAGAATCTTGTAATTGTGGATTATTTAAAAAAGCTTGTTTGCCGCCATCAATAGTCCAATTTTTTGAATCATCTAAAGCTTTTTGGCCTTTTCTACCAACACCACTCTTAACTAATCCCATATCTTCTAAAGCCATAGCGCCAAATTGATATTTTCCCAAATAACCCAAACTATTAACTGCTTTATAGTTTCCACCACTTTCTCTTTGACCTATTGCTTGTGCATATGAATCATAGTCAAATTCACTCGTAGTCTGTGTT